CTGAATATGTGAAAGGATAAGCGATGTCATTTTGGGACTTGTCTGACGGCGGAGCCGCAAACGAAAACGTCGAGAAGGAATATGAAGTTCCTGGCGGAAGTATGGAGCCGATCCCGAACAACTCGGACGTGCTGGCATACATCAAAGCCGTGAAGTGGTCGAACAAACGTGATGCCACCGAACGGTTCATTGAGATCGAGTGGCGAGTTGAAGCGCCAGAAGCATTTGCAAATAGGGTCGTCTTTCAGAAGCTATGGGTTGCCGATCTGGACCCATCCGCAAAGACGGAAGAAAAAGGCCGTCAAAAGCGCGATAAAGCTCGTAAGATGCTTGCCACGATTGACGCTAATGCTAAGGGCCGCTTGATGCAGTCAAACGACATGCCGACCGATGACAGCCTCTCGCTGGCTTTGGTTGATGCGAGAATGGTCGTGAAGGTTATGGAATGGTCCATTGACGATGCCGCAACAGGCGAGACAATTCGAGGCAACTGGATCAGCGCGGTAAAGCCGCGTGATGCAGAAACCAGTATCGGTGAGGCAATCAAGCCCAAGCCGTCCACAGGAGGCCAGACAACGCCCGCTGGCGCTGCTGCCGGTGGTGGATTTGATATGGACGACGAGGTGCCGTTCTAATGGAACAGCGCACCCCAGAATGGTATGCGGCCCGAAAGGGCCGTATTACCGCAAGCCTTGTGGGCGGCTTGCTAGATTGCGCCCCCTACATGAGCAAAGACGCCGCGTTTCGTGCCTTGGTGCGGTCCTGTCACGGCCTGCCTGACGAGTTTGAGGGCAACATTGCAACGGACTATGGCACCAATAACGAAGAACTGGCTATCAAAGCCTATGAGATAGAGACCGGAAATACGGTTGTTCCTGCTGGCTTTGTGGCTTGGGATAGCTGGCTTGGCGCAAGCCCAGATGGCTATGTTGGCGACGATGGCTTGATCGAGATCAAATGCCCGTTTGGCAAACGCAAGGATGAAGAGCCTGAGTTCGCAAGCATTGAAGATCAGCCGCACTATTATGCACAAATTCAGGTGCAGTTGCTTGTTACTGGTCGGAAGTGGTGCCACTTTTGGCAATGGTCGCCGAATGGCAGCAAGCTGGAAATTGTTGAGTTTAGCCAGGATTGGATTGACGAAAACCTGCCGACGCTGTTGGCGATTTGGCAAGATGCGCAAGAGGCTGATCCGGCTGATTATGATGGCGAGGTTCGCAAGGTGATTGATACCCCTGAAGCGCAAAAGCTGATTGCGGAATATGACGAACTGCGTGACGCAATCGACAACGCCACTGCCAGACGCGAAGACATTATTGATCGCCTTGTGCAACTGGCAGGCGGCAAGGATGCCAAAGTCGCAGGTCGCAACCTAACCTTGGTAAAGCGGAAAGGCTCTGTGTCTTATGCCAAAGCCTTGGCAGAGATCGCGCCGAATGCTGACCTTGAGAAATGGAGGGGTAAGCCCTCGGAAAGCTGGCAGGTGAAGTGACCCCAGATCAAGAAGCCAAAGCCAACCAAGCGGCAAACATGATCTTGGCGGAATTGGAGGCCGCCAAGACACCAGAAGAATGCGCCGCCATATCGGAGAAACACGCCAAGATATTTAAGCGATTGGAGGAAGTGCATCCGGTGCGGGCGATCCACATTGTCAATCTGGCGAAGATGAAAAAGAGGGAATTTGCAGAAATGGAACGCAAGGAACAGCAAGAGCAAGCGGAGTTGTGGGGATGACCCTTCGCGCATATCAGCAAGAAGCCCATGATGCAGCTTGGCAACACGTCAAAGGAAGCATTGACCCTTGCCTAATTGAAGCGGCAACCGGCGCGGGCAAGAGCCATATTATTGCAGCCCTAGCCCATACGATCCATGACCATACGGGCAAGCGTGTCTTGTGTCTTGCGCCAAGTGCTGAACTTGTGACCCAGAACCGTGAAAAATTTCTGGCGACCGGCAACAAGGCCAGCATGTTCTCGGCAAGCGCGGGCGCAAAAGAGTTGCGACATCCAGTAGTATTTGGATCGCCACTCACCGTGAAAAACAGGATCAGCCGTTTCACAAGTGGATACGCTGCCGTGATCGTGGATGAGGCGCATGGCCTCACACCGACGCTTAAAGGCATCATTGAGGCCATGCGGCAGGAAAGCCCCATGCTGCGCGTGATCGGCACTACAGCAACGCCATATCGCCTTAACGAAGGCTACATTTTCAACATGTGGCCCAATGAGCGCGTGAACGATGATTACGTGACCCGCAATCCTTATTTCACCAAGCTGGTTAGCCGGATCACGGCACCGCAGTTGATTGATATGGGCTTTTTGACACCTCCAACAGTCGGTTCACCGAATGCAGAAGGCTATGAAACGGGCGATATGAAGTTGAACAGCCGTGGGCAGTTTGACAAGGAAGATGTGGACCGAGCGTATCATGGCAAGGGGCGGCTCACGTCTGAGATCGTGGCTGATGTAATTGAGCAGTGCCGTTATAGAAATGGCGTGTTGTTCTTTGCCGCAACCGTGCAACATGCCCAGGAAGTCATGGAAAGCCTGCCGCCGCAGTTGTCAGCCATTGTGACAGGCTCGACACCCAAAAAAGAGCGCGATGAAATTTTGCGACGGTTCAAGGCGAAAGAGATCAAGTATCTGGTCAATGTGGCCGTGCTAACCACGGGCTTTGACGCGCCGCACGTTGATTGCATTGCCATTCTGCGCAAGACAGAAAGCGCAGGCTTGTGGACACAGATTATGGGTCGCGGGTTGCGCTTGCATGAAGGCAAGCAGGATTGCTTGGTGTTGGATTATACCACCAACATTGACGATCATTTCCCAGATGGCGATTTGTTCGATCCGAAGATTGAGGCAAAGAAAGAGAAAGACAGCAAAACGATTGATGCATTCTGCGAGTCCTGCAATTACAAAAACACATTTGAGGTAAACCGTGATTACTTAGACAGTGACGGCGATTTTATATATGGAGTTGACCACAATGGATATGCCTTGGGATTAGACGGAAATCGACTCGTCGTAACGATTGGCTATGACGATCATGGAGAAGAAATATCGAGTTTCATGCCAGTTCATCATGGCAGAAGATGTCTTGGGATGAACCAAACAGGCGAAAATGGAACTTACGAACGCTGTGAATATCGCTGGTCAAGCAAGGCTTGTCCAAATTGCCAAGAGGCGAACGACATTTCCGCTAGATATTGTTGGAGCTGCAAGGCTGAAATTCTTGATCCTAACAGGAAATTGCAGAAAGACTTCAAGCGCATCAAGAAAGACCCGACGCAAGTTCAAACAGACGAAGTGACCAGCATGGACTTGCGAGAAGGCGTTTCACAGGCTGGCAACCGCACCGTCCGAGCTGATTTTGTAACGCCTTGGAGATCGTTTTCGGTGTGGTTTGTGCCGGAAGCTAGAAATCGGCAAAGAAGGCAGGAGTGGGCTAATTTTCAGGCTGTAACGGAAAATGGTCCACCCCGCACCGTCACTTACCGCAAAGACCCCGAAACAGGATTCTACCGCCTTTTAGGGCTAAATAAGGAGCCAGATCGTGAACCTGAAAAACCTTCCATTCCCAGTTTTTGGGAACAAGCAGTTTAGAGGCGACTGCCCTAAAGAGAGCATGGAGCAAGTCACGTTTTTCAACAAGATACGTTCTGAGTATCCAGACACTTGGGGGGCAATCGCGCTGCATCCTCGAAATGAACAGAAGCTAAGAGGCGGTCAGCATAGAGCGCTGATCCGACAAAAGGCCGAAGGCATGACGCCTGGGGCCTCTGATGTGATTATTCCCGGCAGGGTATCGTTTGTCTGCGAAATCAAGCGTCAGGACCACACTAAGAGCAAGTGGCAGCCTAAGCAGATTGAGTATCTTACAGCAGCGCAAAATGCGGGGGCGTTTGCTTGTGTTGCTTTGGGCTGGGAAGGTGCATGGGAAGCATTTATGAAGTGGAAGCCTGATAATTAACTTGCGCTTTTGCAAATTATTTATTGACCCCACCCCCAACCCATGCCTATATACCGCCATATCAAAGAAAGGAACCAACTTAATGCCAAGCTACACCCACCGAGATGAGACGATTGAGGCGACCTTCGTTGCCAATGT